TGGGCGTCGTGCTCCTGGTGGGCGTGGCGGCCGTGTGCGGCCTGGCGCTGCTCTGGCGGGAGTTGACCCTCGAGCGGGCGGCGCGCCTCTCGGCGGAGTCGGCGGCCGACGTCCGGTTCCGGGACATCGAGGCGGGCGTGCTCAACCTCGCCATGACGGGCCGTCCTGCGGGCAAGCGGCCCGCGGGCGGGTCTCTCGACGACGACCGCGACGAGGGCGGCGACCGTCCGCCCATCCCGAGGGACAAGGAAGGGCAGGAGATCATCGACAGCCTCGAAGGCATCGCGGGCGACCCCGTGCGCGCGACGTTCGAGGCGGGGCCGCGGCGGCCCGGGCGGAAGTAGCGCCGTCTCGGCAGCACCTTGGGGGCGTGGGCCTCGCTGGGCTTCATACGCCCGGCTTGCCGGTTCGACTCCGGAAGGTGCTACCAGGGCGGCGGCGGAGGTATCAACGTGGCGGAAGATCCTGACGCGCCCACGGGCGCGGAAGCTGTCGGATCCCACGCCCCCGGAGTGGTCCCGCCGTCGCCCGCTCCGGCTCCCGTCGTCGCGGCGCCGGGCGACGCATCCGCCCCCGGAGTACTTCCGCGACGGAAGCGCGGCCGCCCCCGCAAGGACCCCAACGCGCCCCCGGCTCCGCCTCCCCCGCCGCGTCCGAAGGAGGTCGACGCGGAGGGCCGCGAGGTCTTCGACGTCTTCGGCCACAAGCTCCCGGAACCCATCGCGGGGATCGTGCGGCGCGCGGTCGCGCGCGTCGTGAAGCTGGACCCGGAGACGTCGCTCGACCGGCGGGCCATCGCGGACGCCGTGCTCCTGCTCCTCCAGGCGCGGTCCCCGCAGGACGTCTCGAAGGCGCGGGCGTTCATCGGGCTCCTCGGGCTCCCCATGGGCCCCGTCGAGAGGGCTAACGACGAGAAGAACCCGAAGAAGGCCAGCGACCAGCCGCCCGTCGTGCGGTTCGGGGCCGCCCTGGCGGGCGTGGATCGCGCCACGAAGGGAACGGGGTAGCGTGGTCGCGGTCTCCGACAACGTCCGCGAGACGCTCTATCGCCTCTACCCCCATCAGCTGCAGGCGCTGGCGCTCGCGTCCGCCTTCCGGATCCCGGGCGCGCCGTTCCACTACCCGCACCCCATCGTGGCGCTCTCCGGCGGCGTCCGCAACGGCAAGACGCGGGCCCTGGCCTGCTGGATCCTGATGGTCTGCGGCTACACGCCGTACCTTGCCCCGCCTCCGCCGCACATCGTCCGCCGCATCTGGATCGTGGTGCCGACGCGGGACCCGTTCTGGAACAACATCAAGCCGGAGATCGAGGGGATTCTCGGGTGGGCCAACGAGGGCGGCGTCATCCTCGACCAGAACAAGAGCGAGCCGAGCTACATCCTCCGCGCGCCGGACGGCGGCGCCCCGTTCGAACTGGTGATCCGCACGGCGGAAGATCCGGACCGGCTCCGCGGCGCGACGATCTACGCGGCGGCCGTCACGGAGGCGGGCAAGATCCCGGACGCGCAGGCGTTCAAGATCCTCCGCGGCCGCGTGCTGGCGTCGAAGGGCTACATGTTCCTGGAGTCGTCGCCGTTCGGGAAGAACTGGTTCTACACGGACGTGGTCGAGCGGGCTCACCTGACGTTCGACTACGGGAAGTGCGACTATTCGGGCGAGGACCCCGGGGATCCCATCGTCACGGTCAACGACGAGATGCGGAACGGCTACCGCATGAAGGATCCGCGCATCGCGGCGATCCGGGGCGTCCCGATCCAGGCGAATCGGTCCCTCGACGAGGAGTGGATCGACGACTACGCGGGCGGCCTGTCCGACGAGGAGCGGCGCCGGGAGCTCGCGGGCGAGTTCTTCCAGTGGTCCGGCCTGATCTGGCGCGCCTTCGACTCCCGAATCCACATGATCGACGCCCCGCAGCCGGAGGACTTCACGGACAAGGGGAAGTTCGGCGACGGCTGGAGGTTCTTCGCGGGCATGGACTTCGGTTTCGACCATCCGTTCGCGCACGTCTGGATCGCGCGGAAGCGGGAGAAGCGCATCGTGGTCGACGAGCACCGGGCCGGCGGCCTCACGCTCGACCAGCACGCGGAGATCATCAAGTCGAGCCCGTGGAATCGCTTCATCCAGTACCGGTTCCGGGATCCCAGCGGCGCCCAGGCGGCGGCCGACCTGGCCGGGTTCAAGGTCTACTCCGAGGACGGCGAGAACCAGGTCGAGCCGGGCCTGGACTGCGTCGCGCGCCTCTTCCAGCGCGAGGAACTGCTCATCTCGAGGCGCTGCCGCTACCTTCCGGCGGAGATCCAGAACTACCACCGGCACGAGAAGACCGGGAAGCCGGTCAAGAAGGACGACGACCTTTGCGACGCCCTCCGCTACGGGATCTACAGCGACGACAAGCACGGCGGCCCGGGGCTCCCGCACGCGTCGATCGACCCCCAGACGGGCCAGCTCGTGCTCCAGGCCGACGACGAGGAGCGCGTCGCCGAGTACCGGGACGAATTCGGCGACGTGGACGATTCCTACAACAAGCCCGGGAAGGAGATCGTGTAGCGTGGAACCGATCAGATTCGTCATGAGGCAGGAGTACGTCACCGTCACCTGTAACCGTTGCGGCGTGACGGGCAAGGCGGAGCCTAACCCATATTGCTCGACCGAAAACATGGGGGTATGCTCCGTCGCCGTCAAGCCCTGGCAGCGATGCGGCGGAACCCTCGTGGCCCAGAAGCCCGGGATTCCCGCCGCGCGCGTGAAACGGGCCCCGATCGAGGCGACCCCCGAGGAGGGACGCGAGCTCGAGGAAGGGCTGGAGCAGCTGGGGCGCGACATCGGGAAGGACCAGTAGGAGGCGACCATGAGCGACGCGCCCGAGAAAGACCCGACCGACGACCTGGCCGTGCTGGCCGACGAGATCGACAACGAGAAGCCGGAAGTCGCTCCTCCTCCGGCCCTCACCGCCGACGAGGCGATCAAGCGCGCCGAGGCCCGGCTCCGCGCCGAGAGCGGCCCGCTGGGCCTGGGCGGCCAGCCCGCGCCGGATCTGACGCGGCCCGCGCGCGTCCGCACGACCTCGCGCGGGAACGAGCCGAGCCCCAAGGTTCCCCAGCCGGGCGCGCCCCAGCCGGGCGCGGACGGGATCGTGGACGTGGACGGCGACGAGATGGGCGCGGCCGATCCGACGCTCGATATCTCGAAGTACATCGAGTACCTGTTCTACAAGTGCTCCTCGTGCGGCAAGACCGTCTTCGCGGGCGGGGCCGACACGAAGCCCACGGCGCGGTGCTCCTTCGGCTGCAAGACGGGCGTCGACGGCGACGGCAAGGCCATCAACGGCGTCATGCGCCTGCACCGCTACCGGCGCGAGAGGAATCCGGCGCCGGCCGAGTAGGAACGAAGAAAGGGGAACCCATGTCCGACTGCTCCTTCTGCGGCGGCTCCAACCTGGAGCCCGGGAAGCCGTGCGCGCGCTGCGGGAACTTCCGCGCGCCGATCGCCGTCAAGGCGGCACCCGTCGCGCGTCGATCGAGCGACGACGTCAAGGCGGCCGTCGACAGCCTCCTCGCGGGCGTGAGCACCCTCGAACGTGACGCGGAGGACGTGATCGCGAAGACGGCCGGGGCCGCGAAGCCCACGAAGACCGCGGAGGCCCGCGCGAAGCTGCTCGGGGACTCTCTCGAGACCATCCGGAAGGCCAAGGCCCAGCTGACGGCGGCCTTCAAGGAATAGCCGTGCCGGTGTTCGACTTCGCCTGCGAGGGCGGCCACAGGGAGGCCGACGTCCTGATCCGCGGGGGCGCGGACCTCGACGCCCCTCGCAAGTGCCCGACCTGCGCGGCGCCGTCGAAGCGTCTCTTCGGAAGCTTCACGATTACGGGCGCGACGGAGGCAATCAAGCACTACGACTTCGAGAAAGACGCCTGGGCGCTCGCGACGGGCGAACGGCATGACTCGCCGCGCGACCTGCGGGAGTGGTGCGAGGCGCGCGGGAAAACGATCGTCGACAAGGGGTACAAGCCCAAGGCGCCCGAGCCGTTCGAAGACCACGAGCTCGACAAGGCGCTCGACAAGGTCTATCACGAGAACCACGACATCGGGGAGATCGGGTAGTGGAGCTTCTCAACGGCGGCCGAAAGTCCACGGTGAAAGACGACACGCTGCTCCAGGCCCACGGGGCGGGCGCGAGCGTTCACGCCTTCAAGCTGAACAAGCGCCGGCTCAAGTGCCCGTGCGGCTGCAACGTCTTCGTGCCGGAAATGACCGGCGCGGTCTGCATCGACGTGACGGGCGACGCTCCGCCGGACCTGATCCCGACCGGCTCGCGCTTCCGCTGCCTCGACTGCAAACGCATCGCGGCCTACGACCAGAAGCAGGGCCGCTGGTACGCGTACGACGAGACCGAGGAGGCCAAGCCCGAGGATGAGCGGAAGCCTCGCGAATTCATGGAGCTCGAACGTCTGTGAACGCCACCGCCGCCCCGCCGGCCGACGCGTCCACCAGCGACGAGCCCCAGATCAACCTCGGGGGCAAGGACGCTCAGTACTGGTTCCAGTTCGTGCACCGCCGCATCTGCGCGGCGCGCGAGGATCGGAAGCGGTTCGACGGCGGCTGGGAGCGGGCGCGGCGCTACTACGGCGGCGACCACTGGAGCCACAAGCTGCGGCCCGCCTGGAAGGCGCGGCCGACGATGAACTACATCTTCGGCGACATCGAGACCCTCATCCCGATCATGCTCGACCGGGAGCCCACGATCAACGTCGTCGGCAAGGATGAAGAGGCGTCCAAGAAGGCCGACTTGATGCAGGACGCGGTCCGGGACGTCTTCACGAAGAACGAATTCCCCTCGGTCCGCGGCGTCTTCGTCCTCAAGGATTCCCACCTGTACGGGACCGGCATTACCAAGCAGTGGTACGACCCGATCCGCGACGAAATCCGGATCTCGCACATGGACACCAGGTACTTCTTCCCGGCGCCCGGCACCGTCGAGCTCCAGGACGCGGAATACCTGACGATCATCCACAACCGCGCGATGAGCGCGGCGCTGCGGCAGTTCAAGCATCTCAAAGGGAAGATCAAATCCGGCGTCTGGGACGAAGCGTTCACGCACCAGCCGATCCAGCCCAACAGGACGTACGAGGATTCCGGCAACGTCGTCACCGATTCGGGCGCGATCGTCGGCGGCCCCGGCGCCGGGAATCAGAGCGACGCGTCCGATGGCGACTCCTCCCAGGGCGTCGTCACGCAGGTCGAGATGTGGGACCGCGACGACGAGGGCAACGTCTGGTGCACGATCATGGTCAACGGCGAGGTCGCGCGCCGCGGCCCGTCGCCCTACCACTCCGGCCGCGCCCGCGAGGGCCGGCGGATGGGGCTCTATCCGTTCGAGCGCGAGCTCTGCTATCCGATCGGGTCGCAGTTCTGGGGCATGAGCGAGGTCACGAACCTCGAGTCGCCCCAGGACGGCATCAACCGGACGGAGGCCCAGGTCGCGGACTGGCTCCGGATGGTCTGCACCCCGTACATGCGGATCCACAAGGACAGCCGCGTGAGCCTCAAGGACATCACGAACCGGCTGGCGTCGTTCCTCGTGTACAGCGGCACGATCCCGCCCGACTGGATGCCGCCGCCCAACGTGCCGCCGGAACTCTTCCGGGTCATCGAGAACCTGCTCCGCCACCAGGACAACATCTCGGCGATCCACGACGCGGCGCGCGGCGAGATCCCGGCGAGCGACTCGTCGGGCATCGCGGTCAAGCGCCTCCAGGAGGCGACAAACGGCCGCGTGAAGCTCAAGACGCGCATGTTCGAGTCCTACCTCGTCGGCGTCGGCCGGCAGGTCATCGAGCTCGTGAAGCAGTTCTCCCAGGACCGGGTCATTCGCGTCGGGCAGCAGTACAAGTGGATCAACCGGATCGTCGTGGATCCGGAGATGAACACCCAGCGCGTCGACCCGGATACGGACATTTCCCAGGACGACTTCGACGTGGAAGTGGGCGTCGGATCCACGCTCCCGATCGACAAGGGCGTGCGATTCGAGCAGTCCCTCCAGCTGCGCGAGGCCGGCTGCATGTCCAAGCAGCAGCTTCTCCGCGACGCGGGTCGCTCCGAGGAGGACATCGTCCGGATCCTCGAAGAGGTCGACCAGGAGCTCAAGGAGGAGCTCGCCCAGCAGGCCGCCCTCTCGGCGCCTCCCGCGGGCGGCGCACTTCCGCCGGCCGAGGGCGAAGTCCCCCTCGAGGAAGGCGCTCCCGTCGCGGAAGCGGCCGCTGGCGACGGCTTGCCCACCGAGGAGGAGATCGCGGCGCTCGAGGCCGAAACCGCTCCGCAGTAGCCTACCCCTCGTTGCGACTCGAAAATCACGGTGTACGGTTGGGTCGTTAGCGATCGGAGAAGTGAATGCCGCGCGAAGGTTACGTGAACCCGTCCGAGAAGGGCGACAAGGGCGACCGGGGCCCGCACAAGGGCGGCCGGATGGGCGGCGGCAGCGACAACGAGTCCCCCTCCCAGGGCAAGCAGGGGCAGGAGGACAAGAAGGCGTCCCCCGGCAGCAAGAACGGCGGGAGCGGCGAGGGCTACGATCCCGGCGGCATCCACGGGGAGTCGTCCTTCTCCGGTCACGGCAAAAAGAGCAAGAAATTCTGATCCGCTGACTTTCGCGGACCAGTTTCGCAGGAGAGAGGAGACCTCGGCATGTTCCAGCTGATCGGCGACATCCACAAGCACACCCTCGGCGCCGGAAAGGCCCGGATCGGCAACTTCCACGGCTTCACCGGCTCGACGGTGGCGAAGGCGGTCGACACCCTCTGGGCGTCGCCGTTCGTCGTGACGTCGCCCGGCTTCCTGGACAAGCTCGCCTTCGAAGTCACGACCGGCGCGGTCGGCGTGGCGCGTCTCGGCCTGTACCACAACAAGGGCCGGAACAACCTCTACCCCGACACCCTGATCGTCGAGACGGGCGAGATCGACGTCTCGGCGGCGGCGGTCAAGGAGGCGTCGATCGACGTCAAGATCGACGCGGGCATCTACTGGTTCGTCTACCTCGCGGGCACGCTCGCGCCCACGGTCCGGTGCGTGGCGGCGGCCTGCGCGCTCCCGCTCCTCGGGCTCTCCTCGGCCCACGCGAACCAGCTGGGGATCTCGAAGGCCCTGGCGTACGCCGCCCTCCCGGCGGCGTTCCCCAGCGGCGGCGCGTACGCCGCGACCGAGTTCCCGCGCTGCACGGTGGGCTTCACGGCGAAGTAGGTCCGGAGGCGCACGACGATGGAAGGCGAGAGCCCGAAGGCGGGCAAGCTCCGCAAGGCGAAGCAGCGGACGATCGACACGTCCGAGGGCATGAACGTCGACATCCCCACGCAGGGGACGGGCGACCAGTACTTCGAGATCAGCCCCGCGCGAATCGGGGCGCTGCAAAGGAGACTCCGTGGACGAGCGGGCAAGCGCCGCGCGCATTGAGGCGCTCAAGGGCCGCGTGAAGGGCCCCGCTGCCCCTCCGCCGATCGAGGAAGAGGCCCTCATCGACGAGGAGCCGGGCGAGGACGAAATCGTGGTCGACGAGGTTCTCGACCAGATCCGGTCCTGGATGCCGCAGGTCGACGAGGAAGACCGCGCGAAGCTCCAGCAGGCGATCTCGCTCATCGAGGAGTGCGTCGGCGGAGGCGAAGAAGGCCCCGCGGACGAGGAGCCGGCGCCGGAAGCCGGCGGGGAAGCCCCCGCGGCGGACGGCGGGGCGCCCCAGGTCCCTTTCTAAAACTAGATATTTTTTTTGAGACCGTCCCCGGGTGTTCCGGGGCGGAAGAAGTCGGGTTGAGAGGCTCCGATGGAAGACGACAAGGAGCTGGAAGCCGCCCTCGACGGTTTGGAGACCGAGCCCACCCCGGAGGCCGATGATTCGGCCGCGGGAAGCCCCTCCAACGCGTCGGAACGGGTCGAGCCCACCCAGGCCGAGAAGGAAACCGCCGGGAAAGCCGGGAACTCCGAAGAGATCGAAGTCGAGGGACGGAAGTACCCCAATCTCGAGGCGTTCAAGCGGGCGCACGCGCACTTGTACCGCGACCACAGCCGTGTGACGAACCGTCTCACGGAACTGCAGAAGCGGCACGAGCCGTTCTCGGCGCTCGAAAAGGCGTGGACGGAGGATCCCAAGTTCTTCGACCACCTCATGAAGGCCAAAGAGGAGTACTTCGCGCGGCGGAAGGCGGGCGAGAGCCCGGCCGAAGCCAAGCGCAACACGGGCCTCGACCAGGTCCCCAAGGAAGTTCTCGAGCGCCTCAGTCGCCATGACCAGGTTCTCGCTCGCGTCGAGCAGAGGGAAGCGGACCAGGAACTGGATGCCGAGATGTCGGACATCCGCAAGAAGTTCAACCTCGATGACGCCATGGTGGATCGCGTTTGCGAGAAAGCCTTGGACGTCGCGCAGAAGACCGGGTTCAAGATCAGCCTGGAGGAGGCGTACGAACGCCTCCAGGTCATCGAGAACCGCGGAAAGAGCCTTCGCGCCGAGGCCGAGCTCAAGCGGGTGAAGGGCAACGCGGCTCCGGGAAGCGGTTCCGTGAACCAGCCGCCGGCCCCCAAGAAGGGCATCGGCGACTACGCTTCGTCGTCGGACGAGGACAAGGCCCTGGACGAAATCCTCGACAGCATCGGCAAGTAGTACCCGGGCGACTCGTCCGGAGAAGGTTCGTCCATGGCCCTCCTGGCCTCGGACGTGGACTCCCTCACGACCGTCTTCATCATTCCCCGCGCCGTCCAGAACTACTTCAAGGCGAATCCGTTCTGGTTCCGGCTCAAGCGGAAGGGGATCCGGTTCGAAGGCGGCACGGAGATCCGCGCCCCCATCTTCTACGACAAGCTGGTGTCGGGCGGCTCGTACCGCGACCGCCAGCCCCTGAACACGACCAACAACACGGTCATCACCCACGCGAAGTACGAGCTCCAGGAGTACTACATCCACGTCAGCGTCTCCGGCCGAGACAAGGCGCTGGGCGGCGGACGGGCGGCGGTCAAGAACTTCGCGAAGCTCAAGATGCTCCACGCGAAGGACCAGCTGTCCGACATCCTGGGCGTCGACACGCAGGGCTCGAACACCGACAGCATCTCGCTGGACGGGCTCGGCCTGACGATGTCGGCCTCGTCCACGTACGCCGGCATCGCGGTCGCCGACGTGCCGACGTGGAAGGCGAACATCCTGGCGGCTTCGGCCAACACGATGACGCTGGCGAAGCTCCAGACGGTGCTCGGCCAGTGCACCTTCGGCGGGTCGCGTCCGACGCTGATCGCCTCGCGGCAGTCGGTGTACGACAAGTTCTCGACCTTCGGCGACACGGTGCAGCGCATCGTCGACACCGACATGGCGTCGGTCGGCATCGCGCAGCTGAACTTCCGCGGGATCCCCTGGGTGGCGGATCCCCACTGCCCCGGCGCGGACGGTGGCGACACGACCAACGTCGCGGAGTTCATCAACGAGGACTACTTCGAGCTCTGGATCCACGAGAACTACAACTTCCTCGTGGAGAAGATGGCTCGGGTGTCCGGCGAGGACGTCGACCGCTGGTCGATCTGGGCCAAGGGCAACCTCGTGTGCCATTCCCGGCGGCACCAGGGCGAGCTCACGGCCATCGACCCGAACCTCTAGACCCTACGGGTCCGGAGGCGCGCAGCAGTTCAAGGGGGGAGGGCCCCGAAAGGGGCCCTTCCCCCACGGTTTAGGTGGAGACGGTGGGAAGCGAAGCACTCGAGTTCAAGATGCGGACCGAGTTGGATCGGCGCAACCGGTCCGCGCCCCCGTTCTCGATACAGTCCGGCTCCCAGCGCAAATCCGCGCCGGCCAGCTACGACGATCTCTACTACTCGAC